GGGGGTTTTTCGTGGCCACCCCTAGACCAACCTGGTACACCTGGTCTAACGTCCCCTGAGTGCTCACAGAAGCTGAATGGTTGGAACGTGAACGCACCAGGGCAATGGCTCACGGGTTCCCACCAACTGTGCGTGAGCCGGTAGCACTGGCAGTGGTTGCTGCAGTGTGGTCCACCAGTGGTGAACGCTGCAGGGGGATCACACAGGGGGACCAGAGCCAGAGTCCCCCTATTGCTGCCTAGAAGGCTCACAGAGCTATTCATCCGCCCGTGATGGCTCTGCAGAGCACCAGGGGCACTGGTTCCCTAGCTGGTGCCCCTGGACGTACCTGCATCCCTGTGAGATGCTGCAGCCATGGCCTACTCAGATGTTGCCTTGCTAGCCAATGACTATGATTTCACGCAGAGGGTTACTGCTGCAGTAGCTACAGAAGGTGAAGCCGACCCTATGCAGTGGGTACAAACTCACTACTGGCAAGTAGCTGCATCCCCTGGATTTGGTGATGCGTATGCGTCTGCGCTTGCAGCAAATGTGGAACGTCCAGGGAATGATCCATCAGTGATCAGTGATGCACAAATCCTGGCTGCTGTGCAAACCCTGAGAAATGCCTAAGTGTTATTAGTCCAGTAGTTAACACACATTGCAACATTCGTATTATTATTCCATGGAATGTTAGCGCCCAACTGAACGGTAATGCTGCCAGTAGTGCCCACTGAAACCCGCATACTTTTACCATCCTGAAAGTTAACAGTGGCACTAGAAGGCAAGTTGAAAATTACGCTAGTAGCCAATGGCCTAGCTTCCAGTGGCATGGTTCCTACCACGGTATTAGTAGTAGCATTAGCACCTGTGGTATTGGTTATCAATCCCTGCACCATGATCAATTTATCAGCAATAGCATAACGTAATGGCGTAGTGTTATATCCAGCTACCAGGGGAACGTTAAACCAGGTTGGATTAGTAATAGCCTGAAGTAAAGTCTGCAGTGCAGCCAAATCGGTAGCTGATGCTGTCTGACTAGTAAGCCTATTCACTTCATTGGTAATAGGTATGCCCCACTGCACCGTAGTAATCTGAGTCTTAGTGATTGGTGTAGGGATTACCATGATTCATCCATCCCATATGTCTTGATCCCATAGCGCAGTATCCCACCCACGATCAGACAGATTAACTCTGACAAACGAAATGGGTTGGTCTAGGGTGAGTGTGGTTTCCCACTGCTTGATGCCTATACGGTGCTCTATGGACTGAACGTGAGTAACTACTGCAAATGCCCATTTACCAGTGGGATGGACGTACCAGACGCGAACCAGGTAGTTCAGCCACAGGTTTTCAATTAACCATCTCCACTGCCTATTACCAGTGGGGTTGAATCCCACACTGTTAACCCGTAATACCGCTTCTGCGTAGCCATTCATAATGTCTGCTGCACGCGTAGGCAGATAGCTAGAGTAGCTAGGACCATTAGAGTTTACGTAGTCATGCCTTTGGTATGTGTAGGGACCATACTTCTTCTGTGATTCATCATCCTCAAAAGTGAATGCCACCCCACCCTGGTTGGCTAGAGAGACAATGTTTAAGATTCTAGCCCTAGACCAGTCAGTAGTTAGCTGATCGGGGCATATGGTGGGAATTTCACCAGGCAAGTCTGGTATCTGATCAATGATGGGCACCGATTGCCCCTGGAAGATAGGCGTAGCTACCAGGTTGGCAGTTACGTTAGTCATCATGGCATTAGTGTAGGCGCGTCCCCTATAGAAGATTTTGCCTTCGGTATCTGTGTAGAGTGTGCCACCTTCAGATTCGGCTGATACTTCTATTTCATCTCTAATGCTACGTCCAGAACCCTGTACTGCTTGCTGAATCCATTGCCCATTAGCAGACGTATAGAGTTTCCAACCTATAGATTGCAGGATTCTGGCTACGCGCAGATGTGAGTATTCTTCCATTGTACTAGCAGTGCTAGACGTAGGTGTAGCGATATTAGCAAGGGTGGTAGATGTGTCTAGAGCACTGATGGTGCAGACGGCTCTACCATCCAGACTGAAGCCATCTACCAGGGAATCAATCAACCCATAGAACAGTGGATACTCAAAGTAGTAGTCTGGACGTTTAAACGTCCCCTTGATGTGTCTCCCTGGACGTAGATTGAATTCATGGGGATCATTGTAGGCGTAGCGTCCAGAGTCATTCTGCACGGTAACTGTCATCGTGGCTACATCGTAGCGTTCTCCATATTTCTCACGACCATAGCGCATAGATACGCCTATCACATCACAGGTGATTTCGTGCCACGTAAGCGTAGGGGGTGGGATCACTTCTATCAGGCTCAGGTTTTGAAACTGCACCCCCCAATCAATCGCAGGGGTGGTATCGCTTCCTGCAAACAGAATAACGTTAACCTGATCTATACCAGCAGCTATCGGATCAGGGGTACGAATACTAATGTTCTCCCATTCACCTAGTGCTACCCATTGGTTCAGATGCCATGAAGCAACGTATGCACCCTGGTACCAACCTTCTAACGTGATACGTCTGATGCCACCTATATTTTTGCCTTCCATGCTCCTAGCTTGCACGTTAAGAAGATAAGTCTTACCAGGGGTGATATCAAACCTACGCTGCATCCCCCAATATTGCCCACTGAGTAATACTGGTGGGGTTACCGCATTGGATACGCTCCACCTACCTTCAGCAGTGGTAACGTTTACTTTAGTCCAATCACCAGTACCACCTAAGGTGTACCTGCTCCACCCTGCAGGGTTCCCATTGGTCCCACCAGTCTGGAAGGGATATTCAGTACGTATGCCATTCTCAAATGCCTGGTTATCTAACGCAGTAAATACGCGTACCTGTACCCCTTCATCTAACCACGATGGCATTTCACGCTACTCTGCCTGTAGTGCGTTCATACTCACGTAATGCTTCATAGACCTTCCTACCTACTTCAGCATTGGCAGTTAGGGCATACACATTGATCACCACAGAGCCGGTAGCTAGTCCACCCTTGCCTAGTGGGATCACTGCTTCTGGTCCAGCTTCACCTAGCAGAGCAATGGTGGGACGCGAGATGATGCCACCAGTAGCCATAGATGGGATTTCAAATGACTTTCCACCCACCCCTGGCACCCATGATGGGATGCTGAATCCAAACCCACCTACAGTGTTATTCCATAGGTCTTGAATCGCACCAAACGCAGACTCAAATGGTGATGTGATGATATCCACTACATCACCAATGGCCGAACCTATGCGATCAGGGAACTCTCCAAACCACGTCAGAATCCCATTAGCTACGTCTTTGATCGCGCTAATAGCATCCTTGAATGGTTGGCTCAGGGTACGCCAGATAGCACGTACTGCATTACCGATTCGATCAGGGAACCCCCTGAACCAATCCACTACGTTCTGCACCACTGTCTTAGTAGCAGCTACACCTTCCCTGAAGGGTGCAGTGAATTCACGCCAGATAGAAGCAAGCAACCTACCGATACGTCCAGGGATATCTCTGATGAAATCAAGCATGTTTCCTAGTACGGTCCTAGCTGCTTGATATCCCTTCTTGACTGGATCAGCAATGATGTGCCAGATAGCTGAAAGTATGTTTCGTCCAGTACGGTAGAGATACTTGAACTGGTTTACAAAGTTATCAATGATGCCTGTGACGATTTTCTTTGCACCATTCCATGCACGTTTCCAGTCACCTGTAAGCAAACCAATGATTACATCAAAGATGCCAGAGATAACTTTCATGCCTGCTTTAATGTGGCCACCAATGAACTTCATGAAGTTCTTAACTTGATCCATGATGTTCTTGCCAAAATGCTTCCAGATCAAACCCACGGCATCAAGCACTGCTTTGATTATGATTTGAATGTTCTCCATCACGGGTTTGATGTATTCTTCATAGATAGGTGGCCAGTTCACCTGTATCCATGTAGCTACCTTTGACAGAGCCGGAATCATGGTATCGAGCAGGAACCCCGCAACCTTATTGATGATAGGTAGCAGTTTGGTTCCTAACTGCGTCTGCATATCTTGCCATCGTGCAGACATAATGGCTTGCCTGCCAGCTAATGTGTCTGACTCGCGGGCAAACGTACCTGCACTGTCTGCAGATTGCTCCATAATCAATGCAATAGCAGCTTGAGACTTTCCATAATCGGTAGCCTTACCTTCAGCATCTACCAATCCCATGGATACCGCTTTAGCGTTCACTGCTGAAGCCTTCAGGCTCACGCCAAAGTTCTCTAATGGGTCCATCTCACCCTTGAGCGCACTATTGATAGCACCTAGGGCCTGGTCTACATCACCACCAAACATGGCTGCCATATCGGCTGCACGTTCAGTAAGTGCTTTAGTATTCCCTGTAACTTCCTTCAGGGGCATCCCTGTGTTCTTCAGCAGAGAACCAGTCACATTGGACATTTCTAGGAATTTGCCTTGAGAAATCCCCATATTCTCCGCAGTGGTCTTAGAGAACTTTTCTATGTTCCCTGCATACTTGCCAAATATCTGCTGAGAACCCCCTAGAGATTGCTCTAGGTCTGAAGCACTGTTAACTGCAGCGGTACCAAACTGCACTACTTTGTCAACTACCGCAGATGCAGCAATAGCAGCAGCAGCACCCTTGAATGCAGTAGCAAACCCACTGGACTTCTTTTCAACATCACCTAGAGCCTTCTGAGCACCAGTGGAATCACCTACGATGCGTAGCAGGAACTCTCGATCAGCCATAACTACTTAGGTGCTCTGTAATCCCATGTAGCAAATGCCTTATCAATGGCATCAGCCCACATATCGGAATACGCTCTACCCCTGCTCCTGGCTACGGGGTACAGGAAATAGCCTTGCCTTCCCCTATGGGGTAAGAACTGCTGAGTAGTAGGTCTACGCCCACCCCCAAACTCTGCACCGTAAAAGATATCTGTGAGCCTGGTTCCTGGTCTAACAGTGGTTCTGCCAACCCGTACCACTGGCACGCGATCACGTTTCACCTTCAGACCACTGGCAGCAAGATTCTGTAAGGGGGTACTGGCAGCCGATTGAGCACCTGAGACTAGATCAGACGCAATCTCAGCAGACGCATCACGTATATCATTCTGTAGGTCTTTATCAATCTTGCTACATGCACGTAGCAACTGCTTCATGCCCTTAATCTCTACAGTGGTTTCAGTAGTACGCTTAGCCACTACCTGCGTCCCCTACCTGCACGTTGCTTCTTAGCTACTTCTTTCATTACATGAACCATTGCATTATGCTCTTGCAGGGTTAGGGCGCGATATTCAGAAGGGGTGATACGCCAGAAGTACCAGAAGTATGCACGTTCACGCGTTTCATGCTCTACTATGGCGTGATCGTAGGGTTTGCCTTTTCTGCTGCTTCCATTTCTTCAGCAAACTCTTTAATATCAGTCATAGTGGTTTGATGTTTAAAATCATCCCACGATAAATCAGGGGTACCGTTCTTCCTTTTCGTGAGCCACATCACCCCACTAGATAACGCTAACTGGTCCACATCATCTGAGAACACAGGTTTACCACCTAGCACTTCAGCTTTCAGCAGGTCTAACTCTGCTAGCGTCAAATCATCAAACGCAGACATTTAGGCTGCAGCTTCTACCGGCTCAGGCTCAGTGGTATGCGTATGCCCTGAAGCACCAACTACCGTAACGACAGAACCATCATCCTTTGACACATCACCAATAACATCCATCTCTAGGTTGATTTCAGTAACTTCATTGATACCCGCATCTACGATGGGGTATGCAGTTATTCTGACTTCACCAGTCCAGTGGGGATTATCAACTGAAGCTACTGCTTTGGTAAATGCAAATTCAAAGGGCACTACTGTTCCTGGTCCACCCAATGAACCTAATGCTTCTTCCAATCCATCTACGCCCAATGATTGCAGTAGGTCTAACGTAAGCAACCAACTGAACCCCAAAGGATCGCAGAACGTAGCTGCAGCATCATCTTCTTCAGGAGTAAGGTGAATGCCTTTGGCATAGCAGGTTAGGTCTACCGCTACCGTGATAGGTGGTCCAACGGGTTCATCCACCCCCAATGTAATGAACGGATCAACCAACCTTACTGGTCTTGCTGCCATCTTCTAATCTCCAATATCGTGCATGATGTTTATGGATGCAACTAGGTAATCCACCCCTGCAATCTGCATAGGGAATGGTGAAGTAACGTCTATCACTGCAAACTCAGTACTTTTGAGTGCAGGAAGTATGGAAGAAACCATATCTTCCAGAGTCTCAAGTTTTCCCCCTGGTTCAATCCTTTGAGCTACTACCATCACTTCCATAGCAGCTTGATAGGCACACAGGGTAGATGGCTTCAGCCATGGATCAGACCAGCCAACCAGCACACAGGGTGGCTGAACTGAGTCCGGTAGATGGTCGATCACGCTTGCTTCTACAGGTAGAGCAGCATTCAGGATGGTGGCTAGTTCTTCACGTACTAGAGAGAGTTTCATGCCACCCCCCAACCATTCTCAGAATAGAAGGGGATTAGTTGGGCATCGTACCTAGCTACCAAATCACGCGCTACGCGTACTGTTCCAGTCTCACCCATCCCCATGATGCCAAACGTAGCGTCTGGTTGCTTCCATATGTCTATAGCTAGGGATAGAGCTATCTCCTGAATCATGGGGGGTGCAGGATCAGGGAAGGATTCGATACCGCACCAGTCATTGATGGCATCACTAGCAGCATCACAGACATTCTGCAGCCTAGGGTTAGTAGTATCCCTGTAGGCCATCTGCCTAGCTAGCTGGTCTGGTGTAACGTAACTCATGATGATTTGTAAGGGGTGGGCAATCGCACAGAGAATCACCCACCCCTTACGGGTTAGCATCCTTCTAGGTGACAGTAAACACTCTGATACTACTGCTTAATGCTCCATCCTTCACTTGTACGTTCACACTTCCTGCAATCGCAGGGGTGGTAACTGCTGCATTCAAGCTAGTAGCACTGACATAGTTGGTGGTTACCGCTACACCATTCCACCAAATCACTGATGTAGCAGTGAAATTGGTACCTGTACAGTTCAGGGTATACGGGGTACTGATTACACCAGTGCTAGGTGCAATAGACGTAAGCGTAGGTGCAGGGGGTGGTGCAGGTGGTTCCCACAAAGATGGTGGATAGCTCTGGTACGTAGGCATCAGGGGATAGTGATTTTCACTACGCCATTACGTTCTGGCGTAGCACCTTCCTGAGTGATTGGGCTATAGAACGCGAGTGCAGTAACCACTGCAATCTGCCTACCAAACACTGCTGGTTCAATGGCACTCAGTACAGGCATACGCTTTTCGTATACCTCAATCCCTGCACTGTTCCCCATGTACAGGGAATCATCATTGATCGCGCCGGTAACCACTGGACGCAAACCAGCAACCCCATTATTGGGATCACCCCCACCCATAGCGTTAGATGGTCCAACTGCAGGGAACATTGGCCTACCTGCAAGGTCTGTAAGACCTAGCAGCAACCCGTAACCTGCTGGTCCCATCGCCAACCATGTAGGCAATGCTCTAGTATTGGTGAACACTGCAGCAGAAGCAGCACCAATAGCAGCCTGGATACCGGCTGCAGTGGCATCAGCAGCAGCAATTACTTCTGTAGTCTTACCAATCTCTGTAACTGCTGCACGTTCTGAATACCATTCCAGCCGTCTATTCATATGGCTAATTACCATATCAAGTGAACTACTAATCATTTCGATCAGAAGTTCACTGACATTGATGTATCCACCAACGGGAGAGAGAGTGATTGGTTCCCCTAAGATATCCCACGTTTTTGAAGTTAGCTCAGATTTCTCCTGAGCTTGCTCAGCTACGCCAGTATCAAAATTAGGGTCTACAATGCGTGGTCTGGTGAAGGTAGATGAAGTCACAGGGGTAACCCCTAATGCAGTCAGCAATGGTCTACCAGCGGGAGATGGATCAAGCACTGCACCCTGTGGAGATGCAACCACTAACCCATTGAACCCACCAGCTACCGCAATCGTATTTGCCTTATCCAAACCCAAATGCTCTGCTGCACGCTTGTGATACTTAGTGAATCGCGTAGCTGCATCCTGATTTTCGTTCCTATGGATTGCATCCCACAGGTATTCACCTGCGCTACGATAGGTGAAGTCTCTACTGACAATATTGGGATCAAGTGCGCGCACTCTGCTACGCACTGAATCAGCCATTTCCAAATCACCAGAAACCTTATCAATCTGAGAATCAAGTTCCCTGATTCGGGAACGTGCATTATCAATGGTTTCTAGATCAGTGGTATAAAGGTCTCTACCTTCTTCTTCGGCCGTGGAAGCAAGCGTTTCGATCAAAGCGACCTTTTGATCGCGTTCATCAATGAAACGCTTTACCAATGAATCAACTGCCATTGCAGTACCATCCTTATAGATCAAACGTATGGTTTCGCTTGACGCTATGAAGGGTGCAATAACAGACGGCTGAAGGGTGCCTAGCTGGTTCTAGGGGTGCTCTAGCTCATCAGTATCGGGTGCTTCTGGTGTCGGCTCTGAACGTACCACAGATAGACCAGGTTGGTCTAGAGCAGAACGCTCCCCTTCACGAAACCCTAGGTAGGAACCTAAGATGCCAATGATGCCACCAATTGCACCAGTCAAAACCTGCGTAGCATTCTCAGATAGTGGTACATGACTATGAACTATCGCATTATAGAGAATACCAGCAACCATCAGATTGAGAGCAATACAGATGGATAACGCTAGGATAAGGGCAACCCAATCCTTTAACTCATGCTCACGCTTCACATCAGAAGTTGCCTACATACTTCTTAATATCCGCAGCAGACATAGCACCTACATTGGACCAACTGTAAACTACCTTTTCTGAAACCACATCAATCACACCAGCACATACCAGAAGGTTTGATGACTTCTTATCATCACCACCTACCCACGTAGCGGTAATGCCATCTCCAATGTAGTAAGCATTACCACTATCCTTATTCTTCCCTGCACGTAGCATGGTGTCATCATCCTTAGGGATTAGCGTAGGTGGAACGATACCACTACCATCAGGGGGGAATGGCCTAGCACCTGCTCTGCTTAGGCATTCAGCTTTGATATCTTCGCAATTCCATGTACCAGAGCTAGTGCAGCTACCAGGCTTCCATTTCCCCTGCACGGCTGATGCGGTAGCAGGATCAACTTTTCTATCTGGTGCCCATTTCTGATGTGTGCAAACATCATCAGGCTTATTGCCTAGCTTCTGGTTTACCGTATTAGATACCAGGAACATGGCATCAATTTGCGCTGATGGCCACTGTTCACCCCTACCATCATTGCCTAGTTCTACACCAAAGGCATATGAATTCATAGAGTTATCAGGAACGGTACCCTTGCTGAACTTGAGTGCGTAACCTGAACCATTGGTATTGGTTGCCCCTGCAGCTAGGCACCAGACGGTACCGCTACGATCAATGTAGGCATTGGCTAGGGGTGCATCCTCATCACCTTCAGCACAGTAGGTAGCATCTCCTGCACCATCCATGCTCTTGCCTGATGCAGTGTGATGCCACATCACACACCATGGTCTAGAGCTATCGGAATAGCCACCTGAACCACGCGCACGCGTTTTCCATCCATCATATTCAATGACAGTTAGTCCAGCTTGCCTGAACCAATCAGCCATAGACGTGAGATAAACACCAGCCATTAAGCTGAAGGTGATCCTTCATCCTCATCATCAATCACATCAGCTTTATCCTTATCTCCATACTCAGGCTCATCAGGGGCATCAGGCTCATCAGGTACATCAGGCTCATTACTCATCTTCTTCAGCTTCCTGCTCATCAGCTACCGGCTCAGTAGCTTCAGTGATGGGGTATGGTTCCACCCCTAGGAATCTTCCTGCTGCTAGGGGACCAGTTTGCGTTTCTGGTTGCTCATCAGACATTAGCGGTACCCTTCAGTTCAGCAAGCATCAGCTTGATTCTATCTAGCTCTGGCGTATCACCTGCGTGCAGTTCTTCAGCGCTACGCATAGCGGTAATGGCTGCACCTTCATACTGTGGAATAGTGGTAGCAGCTACATGTCTGATGAATACCTGAACTCTACTGATCACCCCATCAATCACTTTAGGTGGTCTGATATCTCCAAACATCAGACTTAGGCCAGTGTGAGATTCGCGTAACATGCTCTGCCATTTCGTCAACTGTGCATCTTCATAGAGTCTGAAGGTACCATACGCTCCATCATCTCTACTCTCAAGTTGCTTGCAGTAGCCAATCTGGCCATCTCTCAAAGATTCATCATGCTCTAAACAAAAGGCAATAGGACTAGCGTTACCCCTTCTACCAAATCCCTGTGCCATACGCACACAGGAACCAGGTAGAAACTGTTCACGATATCGGATCACTTCACCAGTCTCAGAATCCTGCTCTAGAACTTCTGCTACTTCACCATAAGGTACGATTCTTCCTTCTACTGTACGTCCATCATCACGTAGCATCAGCTTTTCAGTGCCAATGAACCTAGTAATAGTGTTCACGTAAGAACCCCCTGCACTTGCTCTGCGTCCATAGGTGAATTAGGTAGGTACCGTTCAGCAAGTCTGATTTCATCTACCGTGATCGCGTGGTTACCCTTTTCATCCACTAGGCCATGAAGAAGGGCGTATGTCCTAGCGCGTTCTTCACCACCAGGCTTCACGTATTCATCTCTATTGAATTCCATCTTTGTACCCCTAGGCAGCAACCATCCAGACATAGCGCTAGCTGCAGTATGTGCCATCGTTCTGAGTGTGCTACGCCAATGGAAATCAAATAGGGATTCAGCATTGCTATAAGTCATACCGTCTGGTTGGGGTAGACCTACCAGGAATGGCGGTACGCCTAGAGCACTAGCGATACGGGTTTCATCAAATACGCGTAGCTCAATCAATGCCATCTCTCTAGGGGAAATGGTTAGTGGCTCTAGCTCTATGCCACCTGAGAGAATTGCAGGTGCCCCTGCACGATTGCGTGCAGCAGTTACCCATCTGTTCTGCAAGTCTGCAGCTTCCAGAGCATTCAGGTGCCTAGGGTGCTTGATCACCCCCCATGGGATACCGCTACGGGTTGCCAGATTGGTAGCCATCTGCTCTAACGCATTGGCACTGACAATATTACGTGATGCCCATTCCAGTGGACCAATCCCGCGTAGGTTCATGGGATAACTCTGATACTTGATGTGGCATACGTCCCTACGCTCTAATGGTTGCCCTGATAGGGCATAACTGATTTCCCCATCAGACCATTCCACATTCACAAACTCAGGATTCAGTACCACCCACCTAGCTACTGGCCCATCACTGTTCAACCCATACCTACCAGTTGCCCATAGGATTGCTTCACCTGTGTTCTGATAGGTATTGAATAACTGTTTAGCAGCTTCCACCCAATCTGAATACAGTTCAGGCTCAGGGTTATTGGACCATTCCGGTAGCTGAACTACCTGCACCCCCTTCACCCCGTAGATGGGGAATGAAGCTAGCTGCTTAGTATTCAGGTCTATGCAGGTGCCTAGGGTGGCTAGCAAGTGTGCAGACGTATCGAACCAGCTAGGGGTATTCCACCCTACTGGCCATCCATTCCATGCTTGTACCTGCACAGGGGGATCACTTGCAGGATACATAACGTGAGTATCCCCAAAGCCTTCAGGTACGTTTGGACCTACCGACCCAATCGGATCATTTGGATTGGGTAGGTTATCTCTAGGAATGGTGCGCGACCGAAAATCGCGTACGATCAGCAGTTCACTCTGCTCAGACACTAGAACTGCACCATACATCACCTAGACCAGCGTAGTCCAGTAGTGGCACACTGGTCTTATGTCCGCACGCAATCGCTTAGCGTATAGAACTAAGCAGTTCAAAGCTGCAAAACGGTTCCTAAGTGAAAACTATGTGCTTTGCTGGGTACGTGATGAAAATGGGCAATGCCATAGAAGGGGAACAGTTCCAGACCATCAGCCACCCCTTTGCACCTTCCCTGATCCAATGCTTTGGAATGGCAAGTTTCTGGCTATGTGTGCTTTTCATTCCTGCAAGCAAAGGGGAATGTTACGCCATGGCAGAAACCTTCCAGCACCTTCACGCCAATGGTGATGCAAAGGGTTGCCCCACCCCCACGATTGGGAACTGCACGCAATACCGACAGAGCCACCCTAGGACCGTACATAGCTGAGATTGGATCAGCACTAGGGATTGAGTTTCACCCATGGCAATCACTGCTAAGTGATGTGTCTATGGAACTGATACCTAGATCAGAGCCGGTAGAAGGGCAATCACTCTACCGTCTGAATCATCAGTACGCAGGTGCTCTGGTAGGTAGGCAATCGGGCAAAACTGCATGGTCGGTAGCGCGCATCCTTGCTCAGTGCCAACTAACTGAGCACAGAGAGATAGCTGAACAGTGTGGATTGCCATACATCAAGTCTCAGCATGTTGCTTACACTGCACAGAGTAGAACGGTAGCAGTGCAGAAATGGCTAGAGCATCTAGACATAATCGACAATTCATCACTAGGTAGATGCATCAAAACTGTAAGGATGGCTACAGGTAGGGAAATCTGCACGTTCACCAATGGCAGCACCTATAGACCAGTCACCCCCAATAAGACTGGTGCTAGGGGACTCACCCTAGACCTAGCCATCATTGATGAAGCCTTAGCGCATCCTATGTGGCTACTGCAGGTATTGCGTCCCACGATGGCACAGAGAGATTCAGCAGAACTGTGCATAGGTGCTCAATTTGTAGTCATCTCAAACGCTGGTGATGAAGATTCTGAGCTACTAAACAGAATGCAGGAGCTAGGGATTGAGTCTCTGTCTAACCCTGAAGCTAAACGCTGCTGGTTGGAATGGTCTATGCACCCTGAAGCTGATCCACTATCGGAAACCACCTGGTTAGACACTATGCCTACGCTAGAGCAACCTAATGGTATCTCTCTTGACTTCATGAGGATGGAAGCAGAAACGCTACGCCTAGATCAGTTCATGAGAGAGTACCTGTGTCACAGGATTGCTAAGTCTCGCGAACAGTTGATACCGGCTGATAGATGGATGGAAGCTTACAGAACTGATATCACCATCCCTGCAGACCTAGTGCTAGCTCTAGATATCTCCATGGATAGGCAAAGAGCATCCCTGATGGCTGCAGGTGCAGTAGGCAGCTACATACCCCTAGAAGTTATTGATGGCAGGGAAGGTCTAGATTGGGTACTGGAACGTTGCGTACAAGTAGCTCAGAGATGGCTAGCACCAATCGTGATAGACGCAGGGGGACCAGCAGCAAGCCTGATAGCACCCCTAGAAGCACTGCACGTAACAGTGATCCCCATAGCTACGCGTGAAGTCTCAAACGCTGCAGCCATGTTCTACGATGCAGTGCTAGCTAAGCGCATTTGCCATATGAATGACTACCGGCTGAATGATGCGGTAACTGGTGCGTCTAAACGTGCAGTAGGGGAGAGATGGGCATTTGATCGCAGGGGACATATCGACATATCACCCCTGGTAGCAGCATCATTTGCAGTATGGGCAATCGAAACTGGACAGATACAGAAACCAGGAATCTTCTAGAGATTCAGCCCAATTCAGCAGAATTCACCCCGTAGACGACTCAAAAGGGTGGCTCTGTAGCTAGTACGCCCACCAGCACCCTGTATGGCACCAGCAGTACTGGACTACGCAACCAGAGCCACCCCACGATGGTTCTAGCACACTTGCTACCGCCTACGCAGAAAAACCCCACGATTACGCTATGCATGGTCTGAATGGAGTTTATGCAAGATTTCAGACCAACATGCATGGTCTGCATGATTATGCAATTTACCAGGTGAGAGACAGAATGC